GTCTTTTTGCTAAGGGCATGAAGTTGGCTCTTGGTGGCGCCGCAATGGTGGGTGCTATCAATGTTGCTAAGAAGGGCCTCAAGTCGATTTATGATGTGACTATTGGTGGCGGTATTGCTAGGGCGATGGCTATCGATGAGGCTCAGGCTAAACTTACTGGTTTGGGTCACACGTCGTCTGACACGTCTTCGATTATGAATTCGGCTATTGAGGCTGTGACGGGTACTTCGTATGCGTTGGGTGATGCGGCGTCTACGGCTGCAGCACTTTCTGCTTCTGGTGTGAAGTCTGGCGGGCAGATGACGGATGTGTTGAAGACTGTCGCCGATGTGTCTTATATTTCGGGTAAGTCGTTTCAGGATACGGGCGCTATTTTTACGTCGGTTATGGCTCGCGGTAAGTTGCAGGGCGATGACATGTTGCAGCTTACGATGGCGGGTGTTCCTGTGCTGTCTTTGCTTGCTAGGCAGACTGGTAAAACCTCGGCTGAGGTGTCGCAGATGGTGTCGAAGGGGCAGATTGATTTTGCCACGTTTGCGGCTGCGATGAAGCTTGGCATGGGTGGTGCTGCGCAGGCGTCTGGTAAGACGTTTGAGGGCGCTATGAAGAATGTTAAGGGTGCCCTGGGTTATCTTGGTGCTACGGCTATGGCGCCGTTTCTTAACGGGTTGCGGCAGATTTTTGTTGCGTTGAATCCTGTTATCAAGTCTATCACGGATTCTGTGAAGCCTTTGTTTGCGTCGGTGGATCAGGGTATTCAGCGTGTGATGCCGTCTATTTTGGCGTGGATTAATCGTATGCCGGGCATGATCACTCGAATGAATGCACAGATGCGCGCCAAGGTTGAGCAGTTGAAGGGCATTTTTGCGAGGATGCATTTGCCTGTCCCGAAGGTGAATTTGGGTGCCATGTTTGCTGGCGGTACCGCAGTGTTTGGTATTGTTGCTGCGGGTGTGGGGAAGCTTGTTGCGGGGTTTGCCCCGTTGGCGGTGTCGTTGAAGAATCTACTGCCGTCGTTTGGTGCTTTGAAGGGTGCCGCCGGGGGGCTTGGCGGCGTGTTTCGCGCCCTGGGTGGCCCTGTTGGTATTGTGATCGGCTTGTTTGCGGCAATGTTTGCCACTAACGCCCAGTTCCGTGCCGCTGTTATGCAGCTGGTCGGTGTAGTGGGTCAAGCCCTGGGGCAGATCATGGCCGCTATTCAGCCGCTGTTTGGTTTAGTTGCGGGGATTGTGGCACAGTTGGCTCCCGTTTTTGGCCAGATTATTGGTTTGGTTGCCGGTTTGGCTGCCCAGATTGTGCCTTTGATTAGTATGCTTGTCGCCCGGCTGGTGCCTGTGATCACGCAGATTATTGGTGCGGTGACACAGGTTGCTGCAATGTTGTTGCCGGCGTTGATGCCGGTGTTGCAGGCTGTTGTGGCTGTGATACGGCAGGTTGTTGGCGTGATCATGCAGTTGGTTCCGGTGTTGATGCCTGTGATTCAACAGATTTTGGGTGCTGTCATGTCTGTGCTGCCACCTATCATCGGTTTGATTCGGTCGTTGATACCAGTCATCATGTCGATTATGCGTGTGGTGATGCAGGTTGTTGGTGCCGTGCTACAGGTGGTTGCCCGTATTATTCCGGTTGTGATGCCGATTGTGACAGCTGTGATCGGGTTTGTTGCACGTATTCTTGGTGCTGTTGTGTCTGCTGCCGCCCGGATTATTGGGGCTGTCGCCCGTGTTCTTGGATGGGTTGTGGCTCATTTCGTGTCGGGTTTAGCGCGTATGGGTTCGGTTATTCAGGCTGGTTGGAATCATATTAGGGCGTTTACGTCTGCGTTTATTAACGGTTTCAAGTCGATTGTTTCTGGCGGTGTGAACGCGGTTGTGGGGTTTTTTGCCCGGCTTGGTTCTTCGGTTGCTAGCCATGTGAGGTCTGGTTTTAATGCGGCTCGTGGCGCTGTTTCTTCTGCGATGAATGCTATTCGGGGTGTTGTGTCTTCGGTGGCGTCTGCTGTTGGCGGTTTTTTCGGTTCGATGGCGTCTAGGGTTCGTAGTGGTGCTGTGCGCGGGTTTAATGGTGCCCGGAGTGCGGCTTCTTCTGCTATGCATGCTATGGGGTCTGCTGTGTCTAGTGGTGTGCATGGTGTGCTGGGTTTTTTCCGGAATTTGCCTGGCAATATTCGGCGTGCGCTTGGTAATATGGGGTCTTTGTTGGTGTCTGCTGGCCGTGATGTGGTGTCTGGTTTGGGTAATGGTATCCGGAATGCTATGAGTGGCCTGTTGGATACGGTGCGTAATATGGGTTCTCAGGTTGCTAATGCGGCGAAGTCGGTGTTGGGTATTCATTCCCCGTCTCGGGTGTTTCGTGACCAGGTTGGCCGGCAGGTTGTTGCCGGTTTGGCTGAGGGTATTACTGGGAATGCTGGTTTGGCGTTGGATGCGATGTCTGGTGTGGCGGGACGGCTGCCGGATGCTGTTGATGCCCGGTTTGGTGTGCGGTCGTCTGTGGGCTCGTTTACACCGTACGACCGGTATCAGCGTGCGAATGATAAGAGTGTTGTGGTGAATGTGAATGGGCCTACTTATGGTGATCCTAACGAGTTTGCGAAGCGGATTGAGCGGCAGCAGCGTGACGCGTTGAACGCGTTGGCTTACGTGTGATTGGGGGTGTTGTTCATGTTTATTCCTGACCCGTCTGATCGTTCGGGTTTGACTGTTACCTGGTCTATGTTGCCGTTGATTGGTAATGATCCGGAGCGTGTGCTTCATTTGACGGATTATACGGGTGCGTCTCCTGTCATGTTGTTGAATGATTCGTTGCGCGGTTTGGGTGTTCCCGAGGTGGAGCATTTTTCGCAAACTCATGTTGGGGTGCATGGCTCGGAGTGGCGCGGGTTTAATGTGAAGCCTCGCGAGGTGACGCTACCGGTTTTGGTGTCGGGTGTTGACCCGGATCCGGTGGGCGGGTTTCGTGACGGTTTTTTGAAGGCCTATGACGAGTTGTGGTCGGCGTTTCCCCCGGGCGAGGAGGGGGAGTTGTCTGTGAAGACTCCTGCCGGTGTTGAGCGTGTGTTGAAGTGTCGGTTTGATTCGGTGGATGACACGTTTACGGTTGATCCGGTGAATCGTGGCTATGCGCGCTATCTGTTGCATTTGACGGCTTATGACCCGTTTTGGTATGGGGATGAGCAAAAGTTTCGTTTTAGTAACGCGAAGTTGCAGGATTGGTTGGGTGGCGGCCCTGTCGGCAAGAAGGGTACAGCGTTTCCTGTGGTGTTGACGCCTGGTGTTGGTTCGGGTTGGGATAATCTGTCTAATAAGGGTGATGTGCCTGCGTGGCCTGTGATTCGTGTTGAGGGCCCGTTGGAGTCGTGGTCTGTGCAGATTGATGGTTTGCGTGTGTCTTCGGATTATCCTGTCGAGGAGTATGATTGGATCACTATTGATACGGATCCTCGTAAGCAGTCTGCGTTGTTGGATGGGTTTGAGGATGTGATGGATCGTTTGACAGAGTGGGAGTTTGCGCCTATTCCGCCTGGCGGTTCGAAGAGTGTGAATATTGAGATGGTTGGTTTGGGTGCCATTGTTGTGTCGGTGCAGTACAGGTTTTTGAGGGCTTGGTGAGCGGTTGTGGCTGGTCTTGTTCCGCATGTGACTTTGTTTACACCGGATTATCGCCGTGTGGCGCCTATCAATTTTTTTGAGTCGTTGAAGTTGTCGTTGAAGTGGAATGGTTTGTCGACGCTGGAGTTGGTGGTGTCTGGGGATCATTCTAGGCTTGACGGGTTGACGAAGCCTGGTGCACGGCTGGTTGTTGATTATGGTGGTGGCCAGATTTTTTCGGGGCCTGTGCGCAAGGTGCACGGTGTGGGTCCTTGGCGTTCTTCGCGGGTGACTATCACGTGTGAGGATGATATCCGCCTGTTGTGGCGTATGCTGATGTGGCCTGTGAATTATCGTCCTGGTTTGGTTGGTATGGAGTGGCGTGCCGACAGGGATTATGCTCACTATTCTGGTGCTGCGGAGTCGGTGGCTAAGCAGGTGTTGGGGGATAATGCTTGGCGTTTTCCGCCTGGTTTGTTTATGAACGATGATGAGAGTCGTGGCCGCTATATTAAGGATTTTCAGGCCCGGTTCCACTTGTTTGCCGATAAATTGTTGCCGGTGTTGTCGTGGGCTCGGATGACTGTCACGGTGAATCAGTTCGAGAATGCGAAGTTTGATCAGCGTGGTTTGGTGTTTGATTGTGTGCCGGCTGTGACCCGTAGTCATGTGTTGACTGCCGAGTCTGGTTCGATTGTGTCGTGGGAGTATGTGCGTGACGCCCCGAAGGCTACTTCGGTGGTGGTTGGTGGCCGCGGCGAGGGTAAGGATCGGCTGTTTTGCGAGGATGTTGATTCGATGGCCGAGGATGACTGGTTTGATCGTGTCGAGGTGTTTAAGGATGCCCGTAACACGGATTCTGAACATGTGCATCTTATTGATGAGGCGGAGCGGGTGCTGTCCGAGTCGGGGGCCACGTCGGGGTTTAAGATCGAGTTGGCCGAGTCGGATGTGTTGCGGTTTGGGCCAGGCCGCCTGATGCCCGGGGATTTGATCTATGTGGATGTGGGATCGGGGCCTATCGCGGAGATTGTGCGCCAGATTGATGTGGAGTGTGTATCGCCTGGTGATGGTTGGACGAAGGTGACACCGGTTGCGGGGGATTATGAGGATAATCCGTCGGCGTTGCTAGCACGGCGTGTGGCTGGTTTGGCTGCGGGTGTGCGGGATTTGCAAAAATTCTAGAATGATGGGGGTTTGTTGTGGCTATTGTGTGTAAAGGGTTTGATGGTGTGTTGACCGAGTATGATTGGGCTCAAATGTCTGGTCTGATGGGTAACATGCCTTCGGTGAAGGGCCCGGACGATTTTCGTGTCGGCACGACGATTCAGGGTGCCACGGTGTTGTGTGAGGTCCTGCCGGGGCAGGCTTGGGCTCACGGGGTGATGTGCACGTCTAATAGTGTTGAGACGGTGACAGGGCAGCTGCCGGGTCCTGGTGAGACGCGATACGACTATGTGGTGTTGTCTCGGGATTGGGAGCAGAATACAGCCAAGTTGGAGATTGTTCCCGGTGGCCGTGCGGAGCGTGCCCGGGATGTGTTGCGTGCCGAGCCTGGCGTGTACCATCAGCAGCTACTGGCGACGTTGGTGTTGTCGTCTAACGGGTTGCAGCAGCAGCTGGATAGGCGTGCTATAGCGGCTCGTGTGGCGTTTGGCGAGTCTGCTGCGTGTGACCCTACCCCGGTGGAGGGTGATCGTGTGATGGTGCCTTCGGGGGCTGTGTGGGCTAACCATGCCGGCGAGTGGATGTTGTTGTCCCCCAGGGTTGAGACTGGTTCGAAGTCGATCATGTTTGGTGGTTCTGCCGTGTATGCTTACACGATCCCGTTTGATCGCCAGTTCAGTAGTTCGCCTGTTGTGGTGGCGTCTATGGCTACGGCGGCTGGGGGCACGCAGCAGATCGATGTGAAAGCCTACAATGTGACTGCCCAAAATTTTAGTTTGGCGTTTATCACGAATGACGGGTCTAGGCCGAATGGTGTACCTGCGGTTGCGAATTGGATAGCTGTGGGTGTGTGACCGGGCGGCTGTGGTGGCTGGTGTTGTAAGGTTGGGGGGCTGTGGTGTCGTGGATTACTCCTGCACTGGTGGCCTCTATTTGTACCGCGTTGGCCACGGTTTTGGGTTCTGTTCAGGCGGTCACATCCCGTTCTAGGCGGCGTTTACGCCGGCTGTCGGCTCAGGTTGATGCTTTGGAGGAGTATACGTGGGGTGTGCGGCGTGAGGTTCGCCGGTTTAACTCGCGGCTTCCTGACGAGGTGGAGCCTATGCGTCTTCCTGATGTGCCCGAGTTTTTGAAAGATACTGTTGATGGTGGAGGTGAGTAGGGTTGAGGGAGTTGGAGGAAGAAAAAAGGCAGCGCCGCTCGTTTGAGAAGGCTTCCCTGATACTGTTGTTTTTGTCGCTTGTGCTGTTGGCGGTGGTTGCCGGGGGTGCTTTGCGGTATGGTTCTGTGGCTTCGCAAAGGGATTCGGAGCAGGCGAGGGCCCAGTCTAATGGTACAGCTGCTAAGGGTTTAGCCAGCCGTGTGAAGCGGGTGTGTGCCTCTGGCGGGCAGGAGTCTGTGCGGCTTCACCAGTCTGGTTTGTGTGTGGATGCTGTGCGTGTTGAGCGTAGCGTGCAGGGTGTGCCGGGTCCTGCCGGTGTACGGGGCCCGCAAGGCCCCGCCGGTGCGAACGGCCGGGATGGTGTTAACGGTTCGGCTGGGCTGGTTGGCCCTGTTGGTCCGCAGGGTTCCCCGGGTTTGAATGGTGTGAAAGGTCCTGACGGGTTGCCTGGTGTTAACGGTTCGGATGGCCATGATGGTGTTCCAGGCCGCGCGGGTGCTGATGGTGTGAATGGAGTTGACGGCGCTGATGGTCGGGATGGTTCGGCCGGTGAGCGCGGCGATGTGGGGCCTTCGGGTCCTGCCGGCCCGCAAGGAGTGCAGGGTGAGCGTGGCCCTGCTGGTGCGAACGGATCCGATGGTAAGAATGGTAAGGATGGCCGTTCCGTGGTGTCTGTGTACTGTTCCGGGGGCAGCCTGGCTGTGAAATATAGTGACGGTGCGGCGTCCACGATATCGGGTTCGGTGGCTTGTGAGAGTGTGGCCCCATCACCTGTGGTTACCGTGTCATCCCGCAAGTAAAAAAGAAAAGGGAAGGGTGTTACTGATGTTGGTCGTGTTTGGGGGTGGTGTGTTGTGAGATACATTCCTGCAGCGCATCACTCGGCCGGTTCGAATAGTCCGGTGAATAGGGTTGTGATTCATGCAACATGCCCGGATGTGGGGTTTCCGTCCGCCTCGCGTAAAGGTCGGGCTGTGTCCACGGCAAACTATTTCGCGTCCCCATCGTCTGGTGGTTCGGCGCATTATGTGTGCGATATTGGGGAGACGGTGCAGTGCCTGTCCGAGTCTACGATTGGCTGGCATGCCCCGCCGAATCCGCATAGTTTGGGTATCGAGATTTGCGCGGATGGGGGTTCGCACGCCTCGTTCCGTGTACCAGGCCATGCTTACACGAGGGAGCAGTGGCTGGATCCTCGCGTGTGGCCCGCGGTGGAGAGGGCGGCGGTGCTGTGCCGGCAGTTGTGTGACAAGCATGGTGTTCCGAAAAGGAAGCTTAGTGCAGCCGATTTGAAGGCCGGTAAACGTGGTGTTTGCGGGCATGTGGATGTGACGGATGCGTGGCATCAGTCGGATCATGACGATCCGGGGCCGTGGTTTCCGTGGGACAGGTTTATGGCCGTCGTCTGCGGCGGCAGTGGAGATAGTGGGGAGTTAACAGTGGCTGATGTGAAAGCCTTGCATGATCAGATTAAACAATTGTCTGCTCAACTGACTGGTTCGGTGAATAAGTTGCATCATGATGTTGGTGTGGTGCAGGTGCAGAATGGTGATTTGGGTAAACGTGTTGATGCCCTGTCGTGGGTGAAGAATCCGGTGACGGGGAAGCTGTGGCGCACTAAGGATGCCCTGTGGAGCATCTGGTATTACGTGCTGGAGTGTCGCAGCCGTATCGACAGGCTCGAGTCTGCTGTTAACGGTTTGAAAAAGTGATGGTGGTTTGTTGTGGGTAAACAGTTTTGGTTAGGTTTACTGGAGCGGGCGGCTAAGACTTTTGTGCAAACGTTTGTTGCTGTGTTGGGTGTGACGGCGGGTGTCACGTATACTGCGGAGTCGTTTCGGGGTTTGCCGTGGGAATCGGCGTTGATCACAGCCACGGTTGCTGCGGTGTTGTCGGTTGCTACCTCGTTTGGTAGCCCGTCGTTTGTGGCCGGCAAACCTAAAACCACGGTTGTGGATGCGGGTTTGGTTCCACCCGATGATGGGGGCTTGGTTGAGCCGCATATGGTTGATGTGTCGGATCCTGGCATGATTGAGCCGATTGATGATGCGGATGTTGTCGGCTATGAGCCGAGGCGTGCAGCTGAGTCGGAGGTTGGCACGGTAGAGTCTACTGTTGCATAATTGAATATGTGTGTGCCCCAGCGATGCTGCCACGATTGTGTGGTGGTTGCCGCTGGGGCACTCTTTTTGTTTATGCGATATGGCTATGATTCGTTGCTGTCGATGGTGTCTTCGAGCATCTGGTCCAGGTGGAGGCAGGCTGAGATCGTTTCGTTGGCCTGGTCTAGAACGTTCCGGCCGATAATATTTTTGTGGTTGTCGCGGTGGCGAATGATAGACCGCATGATCTCGTCGGCCGCCGCTTGCAGTAGTTTGGCCTGGTATGCGATCCCGGCGAGCCAGTCTAGTGCTTCCGGGCTTGCATATGGGCTATGGTTCTCGCTATTGTTGTTTGGGTGTCCTGCACTGTCGCAGTCCCACAGGATTTCGCTGCACTCGTCTAGCGTGTCCTGGTCGATAGCAAGATCGTCGAGGCTGATTTCTTTGACGGTAAGGTTCACGTTGTCGAGTGAGATTTGTACACGGTACTGGTTTTCGACACCGCCAACAATGTTTTCCAATTGCTGCATGTTGGTGGGCTGTTGTTGGATGATTCGGTGTACTACTGTTTTGAGGGCAGTGTAGGGGATATTGGTTATGTTGTTCATGGTTTTATCCCATCCCTGTGCTATCGTCGTTGCCGTCTGGGTAGTATCTACTGTTTGCGTAGCCTGTTAGGGTGATGAGTGTTTGGTCTGCCCACTGTTTCACGGTTTGTCTTGTCACCCCGAGTCGTTGGGCTGCCACCGAATAGGTTTGATCATACCCGTATACTTCCCTGAATGCGGCCAACCGTGCCAAATGTTTTCGCTGCTTGGCTGGCTGGCAGGTGAGGGTGTAGTCGTCGATGGCTAGCTGCAGATCGATCATGGCTACAATGTTGTTGCCGTGGTGTTGTGGCGCGGTTGGTGGGGGTGGCATGCCCGGTTCGACACTCGGTTTCCATGGTCCGCCGTTCCAGATCCATTGGGCGGCTTGGATGATGTCGGCTGTGGTGTAGGTCCGGTTCATGTGTCATCCTTTGAACAGGTTGTCGAGG